CATTGCGCGCTTGCTTTTCCTTAATCAAAAAAACTTTAAGTTTCTAAATTTTCTGTCGTTTTCCCATCATATTGCCGCTGCACAGCCATCTGCCAATCAGCGTGAACATAGTCTTTAAACGCGCTAGGACGGTCGTAGTGGCGATAGATGCCCTGCCTCTCTAGGTGTGTCTTGATTGAGTGACAGGAGTGGCACAGCGATTGAAATAGGTTAAGGATAAATGCTTCTTTGCCTATTGAATGCCACGGGAACACATGGTCTACATCAGAGGCGGTCTTTAGGTGACCGTCTTGCAAACAGGCTTGGCAAAGGGGCTGTGTGCTTAATTGACGCTGCCTTAATCTCGCCCACCTTGAATTGTTATATTGTTTTCTCTTTAATTTATTCTGGTCGCTATCGTTGTAATAGTACCGAGGCTTATCACGACCGCCATGCTCCAAGCAGAAACTATTAAACAATGAGCGTTGATTATTGCACCCTAATTCTGTGCATTTAGGGTTGCTTGGAACTGATGGCAAATGGTTCTCCCGTTGATTCCAGCGTTGCTGTCTGTCCTGTGAATTCTTGCCAGCGTTGGACGATTACATCGCAGTACTTGGGGTCGAGTTCCATACTGCGATTGATGCGGCCTGTTTTCTCGCAGGCGATCAGGGTTGAACCGCTGCCGCCGAATAGGTCGAGGACTATGTCCTGGCCCTTGCTGCTGTTGTTTATCGCTTCTTCTGGCAAAGCGACGGGCTTTTGAGTTGGATGCTTGTATGTCGCTTGTGCATCGCGGCCAATCTTCCAGACGGTTGTTTTTGTCCTGTCGCCGCTGAAGAAGTGTTTTCCCTTCCCGCCATCTTTCCAGCCGTACAAAATCGGTTCGTGCTGGGCGCGGTAGTCTTGCCACCCCATCCCTGCGGACTGCTTCATCCAGATAATCGTGCTGGATTTCTTAAATTGCTCGGCAAACGTCTTTTCAAACGCCAACTTCGGCCCCGATTGGCTGTCGGGGTGGCACACATAGATGCACGCCAGCGGTTTCATCACGGCGTGATAAGTGGCAAACAAGTCGCGGCAAAACTGCTCAAAGTCTGCCGCCGACATATCGTCGTTCTTGATCGTTCCAAGATTATTCTGGCCTCGGCCAGAATATGCGACATTGTAGGGAGGGTCTGTAAAGACAAGGTCTGCGTTTGTTCCCGCCATCAACTGCTCGGCCTGCTCAATGCTGGTCGAATCCCCACACATCACCCGATGCTTGCCCAACAGCCAAACGTCCCCCAGAACGGTCACTGGGGCTTCAGGCACCTCCGGCACAGCATCCTCGTCTGTCAGTCCCTCCGTTCCTGTCGGAGCCAGCAGCGCCTCGATTTCCTCGGTGCTAAAGCCGGTCAGGTCGAGGTTGAAGCCGAATTCTTTTAACTCTGTCAGTTCCAGGCCAAGCACTTCTTCATCCCAACCAGCATTCATTGTTAACTTATTGTCTGAAATTATATAAGCGCGTTTCTGAATATCTGTCATGTGAGACAGTTCAATCGTCGGAATGTCAGTCTGCCCTAACACCCTTGCAGCAAGCACTCGACCATGCCCCGCGATAATGCCGTTATCGCCATCCATCAAGACAGGATTTGTCCAGCCGAATTCTTTAATGCTGGCGGCAATCTGCGCTACTTGGGCATCGCTGTGGGTGCGACTGTTCCTGGCATACGGAATCAATTGTTCAATCTTTTTGTATTGTATTGTTAGCATGTGATTTCAGCCGCTGTGTTGTTCGCTCGATAAATGTAGATGGTTTTGCGGCCCCTGCCAGCTTCGGTCTTTTTAACAGCTTCTCGACTAATTAAACCACGCCGAGATAACGAACTTAAAGTAGCAAACACAACTGTTTTGCTGCCGTTCAGTTTTTCAATAATTTCTTTTGCATTCAACGGCTGTTGAGCCACTAGTTCTAAAATCTGTTTCGTTATCATATATTGTCCTTTGTGATTTATTAAATACTACCTGTTTTATGAAAGATCAACAACCCGCTGCACATACCTGTTTTTTGCATTTTTTCGCCAACCGTGAATTTCGATCCGAATGCCAGCTTCCCGCACCCGCCCAATAGTTTCAGATGCAGCAACCTTTTGAACCCGGTTAGCAACGGCCTGGGCGGTGACCTGGACAGCCAGCACCTCGCCGCGCCGGATGGCCAACAAGTCAGCCCAACCCCAGAGATCCTTACGCGTTCGGGTAAACGAGTTCCATTTTTCCACGACCTCGACCAGGTAGCCCAGTTCCCTGAGAGATTTCAAACTGCGTTGCGTTGGGGTCATTGGAAAACTCCCTCTCTATTTTTCTTGCGAGTTTCTTTGCTTTCTGCGTTTTGTTTTGCAACGCTCGTTTGATTCCAAGCCGAACTACGTGCTCTGCGTAATTTCCTGTAAATCCTTTGGGCATAGTAACCTTTTGGTTTTTAACAATAATTCCCATTCCGTTCCGTATCTCGCTTCAAATTCCCGTCGAAACGGGTGCCTAGAAACCGCAATAGCATTTCGGATACCGGATTCATGGTGCGTTGGGCAAAGACCGATTGTGTGAAAATGCCCTGATCTTTTGCCAGCGACCAAAATATGATGCACGTGGCAAGGCACGAATCCATGCTCATCCAAGCAAACGATGCAGCCCAAATCAGCGACCGCAGCCATCCACTTTTTTTCCTCTTTCGTCAAAATTCCTCCATACTTGCAGGTGCCGGTACTTTAATTCCCGCATGATGACTTTCAGCATTTAGCCAGTCCAGCCATTCTCCGAACCGTGTTTTCCCGTACCGGCTGGTTCGTCGGCCAAGCATCACCATGCCGCCATGCAAACCGGGCGCAATTCTCGGATTTACATCGTTTTCAAAGGCCGCGGTAAGAATGTCCTTCCACTCATCCGCTGAAATATCGCTGAGGATTCCATTGATGGGCCACTTGCGCTGTTCTGACCACGCGTTGAGGATAGGCCACATCGCAGCGTTTGCAGACGCGCTACGGCGTTCCTCGCAGACTTGGCAAATCATAAAGCCATCGAGTATCGGGCTACTCGCTTGCCAGATTGGACTTTTATGGTTTCCACGTTAATCGGATGGCCTTGCCGAATTAACTCGCCACATCTTTGACTCAAAGCATAGACACCATACCTATCCAGCGCCTCGGCAACCGTCAATTGTTCGCCGCGTTTCATCGCTTCTAAAAGCTGCTCGCACTGGGTCATTTTGCCTCCAAAGATAACGTTTTGTTGTGATTTCCTATCAATACCGTTTCGTCCTCGTAATATCCATCAGTGCGATTCTGTTTTTCAAATACGCCGATCAATGCGGTTACCGGATAAGATGGCGATATCTGCAAATACGCTTGGTAACGCTTTTCAAACTCTTTTATTCGGAAAGGCAATTCATCTTCGGTTATTTGCCCAATAGCAGGCCAGCCGCCCATATCCTGAATTACAGAGTTTATTAAAGTATCGTCAAATTTAACGGTGCAATAGGTGCCGATTTCCTGCACAGCCTTTGTTACTTTGTTCCAGGCTCGCATGGCTCTGGTTGCTGAATTGCCGTTTAACGACCGCTCAACATCGGCAATCTTCGGCATGAATTGCCCGTTGTCAGGGTTTCGCACATGAGTGCTGAATGCTTTGGATATGTCGTCAATGTCGTAATTCGCCAGCCCTTGAGCGTAAATATCCATCATCATTTTAGATATCGGCTTGCCGTAATATTCGCCCAAGCCGGTAAGCATTTCAGAAAACCGCTGTTTATCAGTTGATTTCATGTTCTACCCCTTTTTCTTTGGCATCCTGTTCGGCAAGCCACAAAGCAGCTACGGCTTGGTTACGTTCAGCAAGTGAGTTGCCTTTTGTTTGTGTGCCGCCTTTTTGATTTCGTACCCAATTTCGCCAAGTCGCATCCCAATCCAGCTTTTTACCCTTTTGACCAGCAACGCCAATCCAATAGTCCCTAAATTGGTCAAATGTCTTTTGTGGACTAAGTTCTGGCCTTTCCTGCAAACAAAATGTTTGCCACGTTTCCGGTAAAAAGGTGTCGCTGAATCTTGTTGAGCGCGGAGCGCCTTCTATCTCTGTCTCTCTCTCTTTCTCTATCTCTGTCTCTGTCTCTGTCTCTGTCTCTAGGGCATCATGTTGATATCGCGGTGATATCGTCTTGATATCTGATATCGTGTTGATATCATCTTGTAACAACCAATTACCTAGCTTTGAGATACTTGATTTTAAAGACTTTTCTGTTACGCGCAAACGAAAAGCTATTTCCTTGATTGATGGCAAACCTCCCTTGTTATTTTTGTCCTCTGAGGCTAACAACCACAGCGAAATTAACGTTTTTGCTGATTCGGCATCAAGTTCGTGCCAATTTATGTCGTCCAACAGGTTCCGGTAGAGCTTAATCCAGATCGGATTGCGGTCTTTGAAGTGCTGAAACTTAGGCCAGCCTTTGATGAAAAGCATAGTTAGGCATCCTTTGAAAGATTAAGTAAATGTTTAATCTTTTGCCTGTGCTGGACAACCGATGCCTTGGTACAAGCCACACAATTTCCGGTGCTTGTATATTTCGATGCGTTTCCGCAAGTTTTACATTGCTTGCCTATGTAATGGGTCAACCCACTAGCAGCAGCTTTGATTCTAAATTTGTTCATTGTTTTCCTGTGTATGTGATTGTGACGGTAATAATCATATACACAAACACAAGACCGCGCAACAATTATTTTGATGCGCGTTGTAGGGCAATCATTTCCTGCCGCAGCTCCTGCCGCGCCGCCTCGCCACGCTTCTTGCCGATTGCTTCCAGGTAAACGCGTTTTTCAGCATCCGGCTTTGTCAGCACAAACCGAGCTTCACATTCCAGTCTCCATGCCTCGCAACTTGAGCATACTATCCTGCCATCTCTCAGAGTGACTGAAGATGTTTCTATAAAATTGCAGCCAAGACAATCCATCAAATTAGCTCCATTTGTGCGGTTCCTAAATGTGCATCTCGTATACGGATGTCCTGTAACTCTTTGTATGCCGAATTGAGTTCGCACCCCAAATAGTTTCGACCGTTAGCTATTGCCACAGCAGCCGTTGTGCCGCTACCCATGAACGGGTCTAGGACTATCCCGCCAGCAGGCGCACCAGCTAGGATGCAAGGCGTAATCAGGTCGGGTGGGAATGTGGCAAAGTGTGCGCCCTTGTAAGGTTTGGTGGTGACCGTCCAAACGCTGCGCTTGTTGCGCCGCCCTGTCTCGTTTTGTACCCACTCGTTGCCGCTTTTTGTGCGACTTTCCTCACTATCATCATCGCCGTATTTATTGCCCCCGAAGCGTGGCCCCACAGCCTTCATGTTGCCGTTCGTCTTGCCCGGCACCCTATCGCTTCCGGCTTGTTGCGCCAATGTCGGTTGCGCCAGACGCGCAACACTTGACGCCGCCAATGGCTCGGCAATCGCCTCATTATCAAAATAGTATTTCTGCGACTTGCTCAAAAGAAAGATATATTCATGTGCCTTGGTGCAGCGGTCGCGCACGCTCTCAGGCATGGGGTTTGGCTTGTGCCAGATGATGTCCTGACGTAGATACCAGCCGTCTGCGCGTAGGGCAAAGGCAAGCATCCACGGTATGCCGATAAGGTCTTTGGGCTTGATTCCATTTGTGCGCTGAAACTTCTTCGACTCATAACGCGAACCGCCATTTCTATCCTGCTTTGCGCTTGGTCCGCCACTTCCTTTTGTGTCGCTAAAGTACGAATCCCCAATGTTCATCCACAGCGTCCCATCATCATCCAGCACATCCCAAACGCAACGGAACACCTCGACCATCGCCTTGATGTATTCGTCTGGGGTCTCTTCTAAACCTATTTGTGAATCAATCCTTGTAGCACCGCATTTGTGGCAATTGGCAGAAGACCCACCACGGTGTGATGTTTCAGGTCTCAGGACGCTTGTTCCGCGCTTAGGGTCATTCCATTTCGTTGGCATAGATATGGAATGGTCACAATTAACATCACCACCATTCCATTTTGCAGTGCCGTAATCACGCAATCCGTAATAAGGCGGTGAGGTTACACAGGTTTGCGCCTTCACGCCCTGCTCTTTCCAGCGCCGCATGGTCTCGCGGCAATCACCAAATTCAATTGTGTTTTGCATGACTTGTCACGTGACAACTGATTTGTCACGACCCGTTGCATATAAAGACTCGTCGATTTTCAGCACCCCGTTTGTGAGGCGGTCAATACGCCAAGCCTGTTTCTGCGGAATGATACTTTTCCACGCTTGTACCGCCTGAGTTGACAGCCCTAAAGCCTCCGCAGTCGCTCGTTTCCCACCAAAATGCGTCAAAACATCGTTAGTTTTCATATGTAACCCTTTGATTTCATTTAGATATAAATATATCTTTAAATAGTTGTAAATATATGTTGCAAATGTTGGTGAACGCATTATAATCCTTTACATACCAGCTTGCAAACGCACTACCAACCAGGAGAAACAAAATGAACCAAATCGAATGCTTTGAAATCCCTAATACCTTCACTCGTGACTTTTCTCTTGATAAACAAATCGCTTTAGGGATTTGCGACTGGCAAGCGCAGATCGGAGAAAAAGTTGCCTTCGGGCATACAAAAAAGGAAGCATTGGAAAATCTTAACGCCTGATTCTTCTGCCCCTGCCAACGCGGGGGCTTCGGAATACGCCGCCAGAGCGCGTCTGGCTAATAAATGGAGATCGACATGCACAACAACACACAATACGTTACCAAAGGAATGCAGGTTTGCACCGCGCTTGCTGCTGCTTTGCAAAAAGACACTATGTTGACAATACTGATTGACATAGAAAAACATTTAGCTACCGGCGCGGCATTACATGCTGGTTCTTTGATATTTGCCCAAGATGCTCCCGCATTGGATGTGATTCGCAACGCAATAGAAGTGGCAGCATGACCGCCGAGCGTTGCATGTGCGGTGCCACGGATTGCCCGCGTTGCTATCCGAACCAACCTGCCAAGCCCACGGCTAGGCATCACGAGCTGGCGCTGGAAGGCGTGGTGGAAACCGTAATGGACTGCGGAATGTGGCCGCAACCGGTCAAAGGCAAATTCAAAAAATCAGAGTTTGATCTTTACGATTTCCTGCTGGAAGAGCGCGACCCTAGTTATTTCCTTGAAATGTATATTGGCTGCGTTACTGGAAGAGATGTATCAGACCGCATTCGGCGCGAGCAGGAAACAATAAAAGAAATGCTAGAAAATCATTTTAGGGATTCGGATATCGTAAATGATATTGCCGCTGAATACGCGGAGGATGATTTTGAGTAACTTTATTGAAACAATCGAGTGGGTCGGCATGGGCGTACTTTGCGGTGCGCTAATTCTTGCAGCATTATTTTATAATTAAAGGAATAATATGACTAAATCAGAAAGCATCAAAGAATTGGCGGCAGCATTAGCAAAAGCGCAGGGAGCCATGAAGGGAGCTATCAAAGACTCTGCAAACCCGTTTTTCAAAAGTCGCTATGCTGACCTTGCCAGCGTAGTTGAAGCCATTCGAGCAGCATTCAGTGCTAACGGTTTGAGCTACATCCAGACCGTCGAGCCAAGCGAAAAAGACGAGGTGCGGGTAGAGACAACCCTTCTCCACGCTTCTGGTGAATGGATCTCCTGCGGAGTGTTGGCCTTGCCTGTGTCTAAAGTTGACGCTCAGGGATACGGGTCGGCATTGACTTATTGTCGTCGTTATAGTTTGTCTGCCGCCGCAGGTGTTTCCACCGAGCTAGACGACGACGGGAACGCGGCCAGTGCTGCAAAGCCAAAAATTGCTATGGATTGCACTTATTTCCTAAAAACATTGCAAGATGCTGGCTCGATGGACGCATTGCAAACTGCCTTTAAATCCGCATACAAAGCCGCACAAGTTGCTCAAGATACAGTTGCAATGGCCATCCTTACCGGAGCAAAAAACAACCGCAAAACTGCTCTGGAGGCGGCATGAAAGTCATTGATGCAGTGCAAGGCACACCAGAATGGCTCGCAGCTCGTGCCGGACGGGTTACTGCCAGCATGATTTCAAATGTGCTTATGAAGCCAGAAACAGCGGGGTTTAGGGATTACCAGGCACAGCTCGTTGCGGAGATTCTGACCGGCAAGCCTCAAGGGTCAGATTACACCAACGTCCACATGCAGTTCGGCTCAGATACGGAACCGCTTGCCCGAAGCGCCTACGAAGCCGAGACAGGGTTTTCGGTGGATGAGGTAGGGTTATGTATCCATCCGACAATTGAACGCGCTGGTGCTTCTCCTGATGGCTTGGTAGGCAATTCAGGAGAAGTGGAGATCAAATGTCCAAAGGTCAGCACCCATTTGGCTTACCTGCTGGCCGGTGTTGTCCCGGCAGCCTATCGCAACCAGATGATGTGGCAGATGGCGGTAACCGGCAGGGATTGGTGCGATTTCGTCAGTTTCCGTCCTGACCTGCCGGAGCATTTACAATTGTTCATCGTTCGTTTTAAGCGTGATCCAGCGCGTATTCTTGAACTGGAAACTGCGGTTGTCGCCTTTTTGGACACCGTGGACAAAATGTTATCTCAACTCAAAAAGGTTAAATAATGCACATTTCAATCGTTTGGCACGACCGTAGTTTCAACATCAACCTGCATTCGTCGGAAGGCAAAGATGCGTTCCTGGAGTTGAAAGGCTGTCGAATTCAGCAGTCACAAAAAGGTGAGTTTGTTTCTATGCCGAGCACAAAGAATGCAGCTACTGGCAAATACTGGAATCACGCTTATATCAATGCGGCGTTTCAAGTGAAAGTTTTAGAGTTGGCAAAGGCATCGCAGCCTGTAGAGCAAAAAATAGAACCAAAAAAAGAACTTAAAACTTTTGCTGATATTGACGACGAAATAGCGTTCTAAAATGAAAGAATTTAGACTCAAAGTCAGCGTACGCAACAATTTGTTGTTGTCGGCAATCGAAGCACAAGGTTACGTTTCGGTTGCCGAATTCGAGCGGGCTTGCGAAATCGGTATCGGCAGGATCAACAACCTCGTCGCAATGCGAGAAGCGCCAATCTTGCAAAGCGGAGAGTTTTCGCAGAACGCAAAGTTAATTATGGAGGTGCTTGGCGCGGCACCCACCGACCTTTGGACGGAGCAACAACTTACTATCAAGCTCAAAACCAATAGCGGTGAGCGGGCCATCGATGCAAACCTCGTGCAGCATTTGCTAGAACAAAAGAGCCGAACAGATTACCTACCGTCTCCAGAGGAATCACTGCTGGCGGCAGAAACATCTGCAATCGTGAATGAGGTTTTGGGAACGCTCAAACCGCGAGAAAAAGATATTTTAGTAGAACGATTTGAAAAAGATTTAACGCTTCAGGAGGTTGGGAATCATCACGGATTGTCAAAAGAACGAATCCGGGCTATCGAGAGTAAGGCTTTGCGAAAGTTGAGAGACAAGAAACGTGCGCCAATTTTGAGGGAGTTTTTTTAGGAGCCAAAAAATGAACAACAACGACGCAATTAGTGCGCCGATCCAAGCGCACAGCAAAACGGAATACAAGCGCATGGTCGCGCAGGGGGCTAATGTGTTGCCGCCAAACAAAGGAATGAAAATTGAACTTACACCAGCAGTAATCGCTTGTCTCAAGCGCGGCTTAAACTGCTGGGCAAAACAGAACGATGCCGAAGGCATTGAGATCAAGGAAATACTAAAGCAAGCGGAAGAAATTAAACTAAGAATAGCGGAGGATGTATGAAGTACGAAAACATCGAAACCGTAAAGAGGCTTGATTTTGACCGTCTGGATACTGTGGTCAGCGAGCGCATCGGGGCGCTTAAACTGTTAGCGCAGGGCATGACGGAGCGACAAGTAAACGACGATATTTGCCGAGACCTGATATTGCCTTGCGTTTACACGCTGACGCAGTTTCTTGAGTCTGTAAAGATTGAGGAGAAGAAAGATGACTGACAATTTAAGAGCCGCCGCGCAAGCGGCTTTGGAAACGCTGGAGGATGTTTTTGGAAAGGATAAGATTGACGTAGGTGCAATAAACAACCTACGTGCTGCGCTTGTGGAACCGGAACAGGCGCCAATGCATCCCGAAATAAAGAAGATGTACGAGGACTACTTTGACAAGTGCTTCAGAGAGTCGTCCGCACAACAGCGCCCGTGGGTAGGATTGACGGAGGAGGAGAAACACGACTGTTATTTGAAAATAGATGTATGGAGCAGATGTGTTGAAGCTGTTGAAGCCAAACTCAAGGAGAAGAACACATGACAATCGCATGGTATGACCCCACTAACCACCACGTTAGTACCGATAAGCACGACCCTTTGTTTACACCACTGGGGCAGTTGTGGCCCTTGGTTGTGAAGCAGGAGTGGGTTGGTCTGACGGATGAGGAGATCAAAGATATTGTTGGGCGTAATGACTCAGGCTTACTGCGCAGAGGCTATCCGCGAAAGGAGCAACCCATGACTGACATGAAAGAACTAACGGCGTACGACCGCTACCAAGAACGACAGCGTATTACAGAGGAGCAGCACATTCATCGTGCAATTCAGAAGGCCGTTCAAGCCGAGCGTGAAGCAATTGCTCAGTCGTTGGTCAGAATCACATCAGTTAATGGATGATGTAGAAGCAAGACTCAAGGATAAAAACACATGACTTCACTATGCGAAAAGACGGGGCATTTAATCCGTGTAACTAAAACGGATAGAGGCTCAGGAGATCAATACGCGCACTGTCAACTCTGCGGTTGCGCTGTAGTTAAGGGCAGTTGGAATACCCCGTGGCGGCAACCTAGTAAAGATGTGTTAAAGCCTTCGGAGGTAGCAATTGTTCTGGAGTGCGCGAGGTTCGCGGATGAGTATGTCTCTGAAGGTTTCGGTGTTCACTATAGCGTGGGGGACGAGATGAAAAAGCACTTTGGAATCGGAGAGGAGAAATGATACTGACACGCGACGAAATGTGTAAAGACATGCTCAGGATGTTTTGGGAAGCCGTTGATGCACATTCCACACCTGAGACAAGGGATGAGGTAGCGGGGAAAGTATTGGAGGCGTTCAGCGGCTATATGTTTAGAGGGCCAATAGGTAGGGGAGAGAAAAATGATTGATCTTTTAGTAGAGTTTTCACCAGCAATCGCCTTGCTGATTGTCGGCGGTATTATGGTGTTGGCAATATTTACAACCCTGAGGAAATGATATGAAATTCTTAAACTGGTTCAAAAAACTATACATCCCCGCAACTTGCGAGGAGTTGATGGCGCAGGAGTTAGACACGGCAAGGCGGGACTTGCTGCTGGCAGAAACTGCGCGGGACTACGCAGAAAGCATGGTGCTTTACAACAACCAGCGAATTGAGCGTTTGACCGCCGCGCTACAGGAGCGTTTAGCATGACGTTAGCCAAAGAAGTTGCAGACGCTACGGAGAAACTAACTCAACGCAAGTGGTGTTCCAACTGCCAGGCGCACAAAAATACAGCAGGCGGCGCGTACATTCCGATAAACAAAGGCAAACAAAAGCGGTGGAAATGCGAGGCTTGCAGGTTACCCTAGCATTCCCTCGGCAGCTTTCTTGCTTTCTGCAACGCGATTAAGCCAACCCTTGCCAAATGTAGGATAGTTAGCAAGACCAAGATAGAAACTTTCTTTAGCATTGGAAAACTTCTCAATAAAATCTTCTGCATTTGTATCTTGAATAGCCTTTATGGTTACTGGGCCAATGATGCCATCAGCCGTTATGTTTAACGCACGTTGAATAGTTTTGATGCAACGAAAAGCACCAGCATTGACAGCAAAATCAAAGGCAAGATAATCAGCACCGCAAGGCAATTTATCGCCGTGGACAGCATCCCAATATTCTTTTCGGTAGAGCGGTGCCACAAGTTCTTTGGTGAGGTTACGCATGGTTTGTTCATCGACTTTGTGTCCGACATAATCCTCCCACACCCTTTGTGTAACGCCGAGATTCGTTCTGCCACCGGGGTCTAACGGGTGATGAACGTAGCCCATTTCGTGCTGCAAGACTAGCTCCAGCGATTTTTCAAAGTTCTCTTTCACCGGTTTGCCTCGCCGCCTTTAATCTTTTCAATCGACCTCGCGGCGGTTAACCCCAACATGCCCATTAAAATCTGCAAAGTTAAGTCAGTGCTGATGACCGGAAACTCACCTGTATACCCAAACCAAACCTTTGCGATAAATCTTGCAAACGGTTCAACCAGCGCGGCGTAGGCCAACCCTGCTCCACACACCCAGCCAATACCCGGCCTCCACCCTGCAACAAACCAGTTTGTGCTTTTGGCTTCTTCGACGTTTACTTGAATCTGGAGTTTAGCCAGGTCAGTCTCGGCGGCAAGTTGGGCAAGATCACCATTCTGCTGCATTTTCAGCAGCTCAAGCTGGGCAGCAGCGGCGGCGGCTGGATCTGGAAACAGCCTGTTTATGATGCCCTTGCCAATCTCAAGGATAGGGCCGATAAAGAGCGGGTTCAAAAGTTACCGCCTACAGGATTTAAGACACCTACCGGCGCGTCAGTAACAATTTTCGCACCCGGCTTGATATGTCCGTTGGTTGCAGGGCTTTCGCTCATTTGTCCACCTTTGCGTCTAGTTTCTCAAATATCCTTTCTAACAAGGCTTTGATTTCTTTAATGTCCTCGCGGTAATCGTCTTTAGAAACATACTCTTTCGGCAAGTCCTCGCGTAGTTTTACAAGGTCGGCTCGTAGTTCTTTGACCGCGCCCCACATCTCTCTTGCAAACCAGCCGCCAACCGTCATGCCAATGCCAAGAAACATGTTTATCAGATGCTGGTTTTCCACAGTAAATCCTTATTGAACCGGTGCTTCGATACCGTCTGCGCCATTGGTTTTCACCTGCGGCTGCGCTTGTAATTGTATTTTCTGAATCAACGGTGCTACTTGAGCAAAAGGCATATTACCCAGTGCTTGCAGGATGCCGTTCACTTCAGCTACTTCAAGTTCTAAGTTAATCATTATTTCTCCCCTATGGGTTGAGTTGTGAGTAGACGCAAAATAACGATGCCCACCGAGATTGCAATCCCGACAACCATCTGTGCTACCGGCGTCATCGGCAGCAAACCTATATAGCCTTGCACGATACTGAGGACTGCGATGATGATCGCATACCAGACTGTCTTAGACTTTAGAATTGAAGGCATAGTTAGTACTCCGCAGTTACAGGTTCGACCCTGATTACAAATTTGGTTGCAGGGCATTGATGAAATCAACTGTTTTTCCATCAATTTTAATCATTTGGCCTCCAGTGCGGTGATGCGGGTTGTCAGCGCGGTGATGATGGCTTGTTGTTCTTGGATGGCTGCGGTCAGCGTAGCAACGAGGAAAGAGGTGTCGATGCCTTGATAGCGCGGCAACATTAGACAAAATACAAAATACTGATATTTACATCAAAAATCGCCGCCACAACGGTTGACGCTGCCACTGCGGTAGCACCAAGAGTGCTACCTGACTGGACTATTTCGCAATATGTGGTGCCGTTGCCCGTCAAAACACCAAAATCAGTATACCCAGCTAAAAACGTAGCCCCGGATATGTAACCTACGGAACCTGCTTGACCAGTACCGGTCGCTGCAGCCGTAAACGGCAAACTAGCAATCCGCAAATTGCCTGTCGGCGATCCAGACCAAGCGTTAATTTGCACTCGAATTTGAACGGTAACCAATCTACCAATTTTTGTATAGGCTCCCTCCTGCGCTAAATAAGTAGGAGTACCAACTGTGCCAGATGTTGACAGCGTAGGTGTAAAAGTCCCTTCTTCATAGTCATCCAGCGTGTTGGCGTTGGAGGATGCGTTTTGGGTAGCGGGGAAGGTGATGCCTGTGCCGGATTGCCCTGAAGCACCTTGAAGTGCAACGGAGTAATCTTTTTGGATGCCTAACAAGGTTGACCAAGAGATTGCGCCCCCCGTTGTGCCTGTGGGTGCTCCATAGATATTTACTGCGTCCGATGAAATTTGAATCATCGCCGCCTTGTCGCCCCCGGCTACATACTTAAACGTGTTGTCGCCATCACCATAGGCGTTCCACAACAGCGAACCCGCGCAAGCGGCGGTAAATTGTTGGGCAATAGAAAAATACCGTGCAGTTGTACCGTTACCAAACTGCAAAGAACGATAACGATTCGAATCCCAAGTAGATAACGGAAGCCCAAACAATCCCGCTTGGTTAATGCCGTTTACGATAAACTGAGGAGTCCCATCCCCATCCGACAGCACAATGTTGTTGCTTCCGGTGCGAATGTCGAGGCCACCTTGGTTGCCGTTATAGCCACCAAGAATAGTGTTTAATGAACCAGTTGTTACATAATGACCGGCACCCTCTGCCGCGTTGTTTACGCCAATAAAAGTATTATTGGTGCCTGTTGTTAAACCAACCCCTGCACTTTTTCCAATTACAGTATTATAGTTTCCTGTGGCGGTGTATCCAGCTTGATAGCCTAAAGCAGTAAAGCCTGTTCCCGTTTGATTTGTATACCCCGCCTGATACCCCACAGCGGTGTTGTTGCTGGCGGTGGTGTTGGAGAGAAGTGCTTGGTCACCAATTGCAGTATTAAACGCCCCAGTTGTATTTGTGTACAAAGGGCGATATGCTCCAAAAGCCGCATTGTTTGTGCCTGTAGTATTTGAATACCCTGCTTGGTATCCAAAAAATGCGTTGTTGTTTGCGTTGTTTGTATATCCTGCTTGAACACCAAATACTGTTACTTGTGTGGCGGTAGTACCTGTATACCCCGCCTGATAACCTACAGCAGTGTTGTTGCTGGCGGTGGTGTTGGAGAATAATGCAAACGCACCGTCAGCAGTATTGCTAGAGCCAGTTGTATTATTTTGTAATGCACCACGCCCCATGCCTGAATTTTGGCTTCCTGTGGTATTTCCAGCAAGCGTAGTTCTACCAACGGCAGTATTTTCAGAACCAGTTGTGTTATCTCTTAAAGCACTGCGACCTACTGCTACTTGCGCGTTTCCTGTAGTAGTGCTAGTCATGGCTAATGCGCCAATAGCCACATTCTCATCAGCAGTAGTATTGCTATACCCAGCCTGATAACCCACGGCAGTGTTGTCAGAGGCGGTGGTGTTGAAGTTAAGAGCTTGTGCACCCACCGCAGTATTGTTTGAGCCAGTTGTATTTGATGGTAAAGAATTGCCGCCAACAGCAGTGTTGTAATCCCCTGTTGAAAGATTTAAGGATATACGCCCAATGGCCGTATTAAATGCGCCACCAGTGTTTGTTAAAAGCGCACCTTGACCAAGAGCCACATTATTAAAACCACTTGTGTTAGCCGCCAACGCACTAGCACCTACCGCCGTATTCGTCGATATAGCACCCGCGCCACGGCCTACCGTCACGCCGTATATGGTTGCGTCTAAGGTCGCACTCAGCGTCGTAAACGCCCCAGCAGCAGGAGTCGTAGCGCCTACGGTGCCGTTGATATTGATTGAGGCAGTGCCGGTCAGGTTGGTTACTGTGCCGGAGGCGGGGGTGCC